ATTTGATGTATTACATAGTAAACGTTTCCTAATCGTGTATAAATTAATTAAATGTATTGTAAATCATACCATAAAGGGTATAAATTAACTTAATGACTGAAATAACCTACACGGCTTTAGATTATGTTAATGAAGTTCTATCTGGAAAGCGAAAAGTAGCTTTAGCGGAAATGGAAGCGTGTAAGCGTTGGGCTAAGTTTGAAGCTGATCCGGATATATACTACGACAAAAACAAGGTTGAGGAAGTTATAAAAGTGTTTTCCTTATTTCGACATACGTCTGGAGAATACTATGGTAAAAGGGTTCAGCTCCTACCCTGGCAAATCTTTGTTTTGTCTTGGGTTTTTGGTTGGAAATATAAAAGCAATGGCCATCGGGTAACTCGAAAGACATATATTGAAGTTGCTAAAAAAAATGGTAAATCGGAATTAGCTGGCGCCTTGGGTATATATGGGGCTTTCTTTGATGGTGAAATGGGAGCTGAGTGCTACTCGGCTGCAAACAAATACGATCAGGCTTGCATTTGTTGGAATGCAGGGAAGGTAATGGCATCTCAATTCATGCAAGAATCTAAGAAATTTGCAGGGTTTTGCAAAATATATGATTCTTTAACAACTCGAAGTTTAAAAAATTTGCAAACTGAATCCTACTTTAAACCGATTGCAGCGGATTCAAAAACTTTAGACGGGGTTAGGCCGCATTTTGCAATAATTGACGAATACCACGAAGCAAAGGACGACTCAATTTTAAGAAACCTTTCTTCAGGTATGGTAAACCGGACACAACCATTACTTTTCATTATTACAACGGCAGGTATTAATATAAACGGACCTTGTCATCAATATCGAAAGGTAGTAATGGACATAGTAACCGGCAAAAAAGAGGACAAATCTACATTCGGTTTGATTTTTAGTTTGGACAAAGAAGACGATTGGAATAAAGAAGAAAATTGGACAAAAGCTAATCCATCCATAGGAACGACACCAAGCTGGGAGGGTTTGCGTACGGAATACACTAAGGCAGTAAACGAAGGCCAAACTGCTGAAATAAATTTTCGAACAAAGAACCTAAATAACTGGGTACGGACTTCAAAAACTTGGATAACGGATAAAATATGGATGAAGGGCGAAAAAATTACACCTTTATCCGATATATACGGCAATGAATGTTATTGCGCTGTGGATTTGGCTACGAAATGGGATTTGACGTGTTTTGGTATGCTTTTCCCTCCAAATTCGGTTCGAGATAAATTTGTATTCATTTCAAAATACTACTGCCCAGAAGAAGGAGCCACTTTTAGAGCTAAAAAAGACGGAGTTCCATATTTGGATTGGGCTAAGGATGGACTTCTTCATCTTACGCCAGGAAATGTAACCGATTACAACGCTGTAAGAATGGATATTGAGGAAAGTATGAGAAATTATCAGGTTGAAAAAATCTATTACGATCCGTGGCAAAGTACTCAATTTGCGACTGAACTTTACAACGAAGGTATTCCAATGGAGGAATTTAGGCAAACCGTTGTAAATTATAACGAGCCGATTCAAGAAATGGAGGCACTTCTAACAAAGGGAATGATTTTACACGGTGGCGATCCGATTTTAAGATGGATGGCGGCAAACGTTACATTAAAAACAAATCATACCGGCCTAATTATGTTCGATAAAAAATCAAGTCAGGAAAAAATTGATGGAATGGTGGTTTTGGCTATGTGCTATGCCGGGTATATGGCTTCAAAAAAAGGTTCGACTAAATTTAATGCTGAAGATGTAATTTCTTTTATATGAGCATAGAGCAATATTTTGAGCGGTTCTTTGAGTTATGCGAAGTGCATTTAACCTATTACCAAACTTGGGAGATTCTCGAAAAGGAATATTTCGCCAAATTTGGAAAGAATCGGTACAAAAACTACAAAAGTTTTAGGTCCTCAAAGGTTTATTACTTTAAAACAAAAAAGCCGGACTAATGCCCGGCTCTAAAATCGCGTCTATGAAAAAAACTAATACTTATGGAATGCAGTACAATATACATTTAATTTTAACATAAAAAACACTTTGTTAAAATTTTTTTTGGATATAGTTTAAAATATCTCAAATATTTGCACTATGAGTACATTTGTGCAAAGAATTTTAAACCCTGTTAAGGAATTAAGAGCGGCAATATATTCAAAAATAGGCCCGGCAAAAGATTGGTCAACGTGGCAAACCATTCTTTTTTCTGCATCCAGGGCCAAAGTAACCGTAAACTGGAAAACATCTCAAGCGATACCGGCATATTTTAGAGCTGTAACTATATTAAGTGAGCAAATTGCATCCTTACCTTTTTCAGTTTATACCAAAGATGGTTCCGGAAACATTACCGAAAACGAAAACCATCCGCTTTGGCCTTTGATTAATTTCCGACCTGATCCGAATGTAGATAAATTTACATTTTTTGAAACTTTGGTGCGGCAACTATTTACAGGCGGACCCAACTATAAAGGTGGCAATGCTTTAATCCATATTATGCGGAATGGAATCGGTCAAGTGGATAGATTACACTTAATTACAGATGATTGGGATCAGTTTGAAACCGAAGGTAAATATTTTTACACAATTAAAGGAATGTCTGGTTCAATACCGGCGGCGGATATAATTCATTTAAGGATGTATTCCAATGATACCATAGTCGGGAATAGTTTGCAAAAGTTTCATCAAGACACTTTGGGTAGAGGTATAGCTGAAATTCAGCATGGTGCTAATTTTTATGGCAATGGTGCGCAGATTGGAGGAGTTTTAGAAACAGATCAGCCGCTAAACAAAGAACAAAGGGATTTAATTCAGGATTCTTGGAATCGGAAGTATGGTGGTCCTGATAATAGTGGCAAAACGGCATTATTGAGCAATGGAGTAAAATATAAAACAACCGGTAAAGCAGTAGATAACAACGATATTGAAGCGAGAAGGCTTACTGTGGATGACATCGCAAATATTACCGGAATCCCTACATTTTTATTGGGGAAAACTGAAACATTTGCAAATACGGAGCTACTTAATAGAATTTTTGTTCAATATACACTTCGTAGCTGGTGTAAAAGAATTGAATCCGAGTTTAACTCTAAACTTTTCCCAAAATCACAATGGGGTAAAACCTTTGTCAAATTTGATTTAGATGGATTGCTTCAAGGTGATACGGATTCAAGGGCGAAATATTACCAAACAATGTACAATATAAGGGCTTTAAATCCGAATGAAATCAGAGCAAAAGAGGGGTTAAATAGTTATGAAGGAGGCGATTTGTACGGCCAGCCTTTAGCTTCGAATTCAACTGAACAAACAATAACAGAGTAATGCCATACAACGATTATCCAGATGCGGCGGTAAACAACGCAAAACGAGCGTTAAAACACAAAGAAGAGAATGGCTCTGATTGTGGGACAGCTGTTGGCTGGACAAGGGCCAATCAAATCGCAAATCGTGAGAATTTAAGCATAGATACTATAAAAAGGACTTATTCTTTTTTAGAGAGGGCTAAAGTTTACGACCAAGGAAAATATTTTGATGAAAACGACAATGAAATTTGCGGCTCAATTATGTATGATGCTTGGGGCGGTGATAGTATGAGGACATGGGCAGAAAGGAAATTAAATAATTTACCTGAAAACGAAAGAAACGAACAAATGGAAAAAGAAATAAGATCTGGCAGGCTCGAAATTAGAGCAATGGCAGATGAAAAACGAACTATTGGCGGTTATGTAGCCATGTTTGATCAAATGAGCGAAGATTTAGGTGGATTTACTGAAGTTATTGATCGTGGAGCTTTTTCGGATACAGACATGGATGATGTTAGGGCGTTATTTAACCATGATGCAAATCAAATCCTTGGAAGAACTAAATCTGGTACTTTAAGGCTTAAAATGACCGAACAAGGGCTATATTATGAGGTGGATTTGCCTGATACCGAGCGCGGAAAGGATATGTATGAAATGATAAAAAGGGGCGACATAGATCAATCCTCATTTGCATTTACCGTATCTGATGACGACTACGAATACAAAGAAGGGCGGTATTTTAGAACAATTAAAAAAATTGATAGACTTTATGATGTTGCACCTGTAACATATCCGGCATATCAACAAACTTCAGTAGTAGTCAGGTCTTTAGAAAAATTTAAAAACAACAAAGAAACAATCTCGAATCCTAATTTTGTTCAAAAGATGGAGAGAGATCTCATTTTAAATAAATTAAACAAAAATTAAATGAAAAAATCGGATGAACTACGCCAAAAGCGTGCCGAAGTGCTTGACCAAATGACAGCACTTCATAGATCAGCTGGTTCAGATACATTTACTGATGAAATGCAGATAAAATGGAATGAACTGAACAAAAGAGCTGAAGATTTAAATAGCGTAATCGAAAGAGAAGCGTTAATTGAGGCAGAAGAATTAAGAAGGGCTAACGATGCCGCTAAAGCTAATAGCAATAGCGACGTGAGAAGAGTTGTAACAAAGGAGAACGAAGAGGAAAGAGCGCAAAAATCATTTAGACTTATCGGTCAAGATGGTGCAATTAACCAACTTCTTACCAGAGG